GCCAGGAACATGGTATTTGAATATGGCCCCTCAACAGGAGCCATTTGATGGTGGCAGTGATGAGCAGGGCCGACCGAAGGTTCTATTCAATATCATTGCCTACAAGAGAGCAGCATGAAAAAACTTTTGTGGATCGGTGACGCAGCCTGTGATAGTGGCTTCTCCAATGTCACTCACAGTGTCCTTTCCTTTCTGCACAACTCGTGGGACGTCAGTGTTCTTGGCGTCAATTATCGCGGCGACCCGCACAACTATCCGTATCGCATTTATCCAGCCTTTGTGGTTGGATGTCGCAATTTTCTTGGAACCTCTCGGGTAAAGGACGTCCTCGAGGCCGAGAAGCCAGACGTGGTCGTTCTTCAGACGGATCCATGGAATGTTCCAACCTACGACGCTTTGATTGGATGTGGAGTTCCAGTCATTGGGATCATTCCGGTTGATGGACGGAATTGCGCCGGTGATCAGCTTAACACCCTGGATCGAGTCATCTTCTGGACGCACTTCGGCAGGAATGAAGCGATCAAGGGTGGCCTGAAAAAGCCGTCAACGGTCATTCCGCTCGGCGTCGATACAACGATTTTCGTTCCTGGCTTTCAACAAGCGGCTCGACAATTTCTTGGTCTACCACAAGAGATGGTCGATGGCTTCATCGTTGGTTGTGTCAATCGCAATCAACCCCGCAAACGATTCGATCTTTTGATCCGTTATTTCTGCATGTGGGTCAAGAGCCACAACATCGAGAACGCGTATCTGTTTCTCCACATCGGACCAACTGGTGAGAACGGATACGATTGCGTCCGCTTGATGAAATATTACGGCATCGAGCGACGTCTATTCCTGGCCTTACCCGAGGTCTGGAAAGGCGTACCGATACCAGAGCTCGTTGCCACATATCAGGCTTTCGATGTTCAAATGACCACCACTCAGGGTGAAGGGTGGGGTCTGACGACGATGGAAGGGATGGCCTGTGGCATTCCACAGATTGTTCCTGACTGGGCTGCTCTTGGGGAATGGACCGAAGACGCAGCCTGGAAGATCAGCTGCCCAACCACTATCGCCACTCCTGGTCACGCAAATCCGATTGGCGGCATTGCGGATCAGTATCGCTGTATTTCTGCTCTGGACCGGCTCTATCGTCTTCAAGATCTACGACAGGAGTATGGGGCACGAGGCCTTGCTCTTGTCAATCAAGAACGGTTCCGTTGGTGGAAGATCGCGTCACAAATCGAAGCCGAGCTAGCGATTGCTTACTCCTCGGAGGACTCACACCTGCCTGATTTGCAGGTCGTAGGAGGGACAGATGCCTAGTGTTACCACAGGTCTCGAGAGCAATGCCATATCCGCACATGGCACTCTCATCTCGCGGAACGGTACGGAAATTGCCGAGCTCCGCGACATCACGCCGCCAACGCTTACCCGCAACACGATCGAGACGACTTCGCAGAACTCCAGCGATGACAGCTACGTCGTCGGTGTTCGGCGAAAGGGCGAGTTGTCCATGACGATGGGCTTCTTGCCGAGCGGCGAGAGCACCCACGATTCGTTGACCGGTCTCGTCAAGGCGTGGCACGACGGATCCAAGGATCTCTATCTTCTGACGTTTCCGGACGGCGCCACTTGGCAGTTCTCCGGATTCGTCACCAACATCGCACCGACGGCTCCGGTGGACGGCGGCCTCGAGGCGACGGTCAACATTCGGCCGAGCGGCGGACACATCCTGTTGCCGTAGCGTCGGCTTTCACCGAGAGGACGAGCGAGCTTATGAGCGAAACTAAATATCTCACGCCAGAGGATGTCGAAACGGTCAATGACATCCGTTATGTCGATGCGACCGCTTGGGGCGGCACGCTTCGCTTCGGCTCCCTGCCAGCCGAGGACATGATCGAGTTCCTGGAATCCAACGAAGGCCCAGCGAAAAAGACGGCTGCGATTCGCATCATCGTCAAAAGCTGGGTCGACGCGGATGGAAAGCGCATCGGAACCGAGAAACACATCCAGATGCTCAAGAAGAAGGACTCGGCTACGATTTCCGAGCTCGTCGGCGTGATTCTCAAGCTGAACAAGCTGGGACAGAAAGGACAGCTCGAAGAAATAAAAAACGAATCCGGCGAAGCGATTACCGACGCTTCGCGTACCGTCTTGCACTGAAGACAGGCCAGACTGACGTACGGCGGATGCTTCGAGGGATGTCCTGGGAAGGCTTCCTCGGATGGTTCGCTTACGACCAGATTGAGCCATTTAGTGAGAAGCGTGCAGATCTTCGGGCGGCTTCTATTTGCTCTCTTCTCGCTAACATCCATCGTGACGCTCGTAGAAAACCACGGCCTTTCACGATAGATGATTTCGTACTCGTATTCGGTGACGAGGTAAAGAAGGAAGCGCCCAAACAGACATGGCAACAACAAAAAGCCGTCGCTCATCTCTGGGTTGCTGCTCTGTCTGGTAGCAAAGCAAAGTCCAAGAAAGAAGCAGCATGAGTATCAATGTCGGTAATCTGGCCGGTGGCATTGAACTAAATGATGCTCTGTCTTCTGCACTCGAAAAGATCCATGCCCGCTTGACCTTAACTGGTGTTGATTTCCAGGAACTGGACAAGAAAGTTCAAGCTTCCAGCACCGTCTTTGGTCAAGCGGCAAACGTTCAAACACAACTTCAGGCTGAACTCGCCAAAAGCCAAATCCTTGTAGCCGGTTATACGAAAAGTTTGGACGACGCGACCAAGGTTGCAATGACGGGAGCTCGTGCAGCGAAAGAGTTGCAGCCCGTCATTCAAGCTGAAGCTCAAGCACTCCTACAGGCTAAATCCCAAGCCGATGCACTTCGCGCTTCAATGAAACTCCTCGATAAGGAGTTCAACACCGTTAAGGAATCTGCACAGATTACCAGCCAGCAGATCGTGGCCTTTGGTCGCGGTATGCAGGAAGCTGGAGTTGTAGTTAGCACGGCATTTTCAATTCCTATGGCTGCCGCTGGAGCAGCTTCTCTCAGCTTTGCTGGCGATTTTGAAAAAGCGATGACCAAGGCTTCTATCTTGGGCGGCTTGACCGCCAACGAGATGAAAGCCTTTGAGTCCACTGTCATTAGCACTGCTGAAACGATGGGTAAGGCCCCGGCTGAAGTTGCGCTTGGCCTTGACGTTATCGGCTCAGCAATGTATAAGGGAGCGGAGGCTGCTGGCATTCTCGAGAAGGCGACCAAAATGTCAGCCCTCGGAATGGGCACAGTCGAGGAGACAACGCGAGCAGTCGTTGGCGCGATGCTCGCATATAAGAATGAAAATTTGGATGCCGCAGCAGCTAGTGATATCTTGCTGAAAACGGTTCAGCTTGGTAACATGAAGATTGGTGACTTGGTCGGTGCGCTGGCTAAGATCAATCCTCTTGCTGCTGCGATGGGCGTTAAGTTTGCAGATGTGAATGCCGCTATTGCGACTTTCACCCATCTTGGAGCTCCTGCAGAAGTCGCCGCTACTGGTGTTCGAGCGGTTCTTTCTAATATCCTAAATGACAGTGCGAAGACTGAGAAAGGCCTGAAGGCACTCAACATCTCTATGGTTGACCTGCAGGCCGCGATGCGGGATAACTTCGCAAAAGCCTTGACAGATCTAGTTGCCGCCGCTGAGAAAGTTCCAGGCGGAATGGCGAAACTGAATGATGTCTTTCCGAATATTCGTGCTCTTACTCTTGTCTTGGCTGATGCCAAGGCGCAAGGAGAATCTTTCTTAGACACAGCCAACGCAATTCGTAATTCATCTGGGACCTTAGATACCGCTTTCGCGCAAGTTCAGCAGACTTGGACACAGCAGTGGAATGAGTTCAAGGCTAGTCTGGAGGCAGTAGGAATTCAGTTTGGTCAAGCTCTCCTGCCAATGATGAAAACTCTAATCAGTTTCATCACTGACTATGCCCTGCCAGCAGTGAAAAAGCTCATTGATCTTTTCACGTCACTGCCGCAGCCTCTACAAATCGCTGGTATCGCTTTCGGTAGTTTCTTGATCGCTGGCGGTCCAGTATTGATTTATATCGGTGAGATGGTTCGTGCTTGGGGACATCTCAGTGCCGCGATGAAAAC